ATGGATCTGCTAGATAAAATATCTTTTTGGGTTTTACTAAATGAAACTGCTGAAGTAAGGCAATTGCTTGAAAACCTAGTGAACCTTAAACGTGAACTATATTCTGAAATTTCAATCGGAATCCTTCCATTTGTATCCTCATTAAGCGATGGTATACTGCATTTCTTACCTGAAGAGTGTCTTGAAGAATTCCCAAATATCGGAAAACAGGAACTTAAAAAAATTATTGCTGGTGTAAGAGTTAGTTATAAACAATATTCAGATAAAAAGTTTAATAAAGCTATCAAGTCCATATTGGAGATAGAGGAAATATTTTACTCACAGATGTCCGAAGAATATAGCATACTTCAAAAATTAGTTATCCGTATCCTTGGCCAGCAAGATTTAGGTGTTTTTTATTACAAAGGTATTCCCTATGCCAATACCAATCAATACCATATATACTTAGAGAGCATTCTATCTAAGACTGATAGAAAGGAACTCCCTTATTTTTCAAACGAAGCTTCCTCTCTCTTTTTCGAATATAGCAAAAATTTAGGTGCTTTAATTAATTCAACAAATTTAAAAACAGTTTTAACTACTCCTATTGAAAGTATAAATTCCAGCGATTTTGTACTAAAAGATTTCTTTTTACTCGATAAAAAAAGAAGAAATTTCTTAACAGGAAGCCTCCCTCTTGAAACACAGCTATTTCTTTTTAATATTTTATGTCAGAATAACTTTATACTCTATGTAATACCTGATATCTTAAAGTCAAAAGAAAAATTCTTCACTAGATCATTAATCCAATGCTATTTAGTGAGTATTACAGCATTAAGACTAGTTTATAAAAAATATAGTTCTAGTTTATCGAATTTTCAAAAAGAACAATTTAGCAAAATTATAGATAACAAAGAAAAGCATTTAAATATCAATCAATCTTTCAGAAACAATGTCTTCCATTATAAAATCTCCAATGTTCCTTTAGAGGTTTTTAGCAATCCTGATGAGTTTTTTGAAGAATTAATTGAATTTCATAGTAACAAAAGCTTTAAAGAATACCAGGAACTTCTCATAAATGAAACTATTGAAATAAATCGCTTTATCAACTCTCTTATACAATGAATGATAAAGAAGATTACTAGTTTCTTATAACATTTGATCTATTACAAAAAGGATATTTACAGTTGCATAATCCAAAACTAGGTTTTTTTTGGTTATTAGCCTAGTTTTTTGTATCAATTTTCATCAATTTTGGGGGAGAGGTACACAAGAGGATTGACACCGTTATTATTCTAGCGTTCACAAAATTGAAATAGGGGGGTATACCTAAAAAAGAGAGAAAAACTCTCTCTTAAGACACACTATTTAAAAATTTTTATTTAAAAATTTAAATTCAGTTTCTTTTGGTTGTCCAGCTTCCTCTGCTAGTTTTGTATGTTTAATTTTATTATAAAGATTTCCTACATGATCAGTATTAGAATAAGAATTATAAAGTTGAGCTCCACTTAATTCTTGCAAAATACTTCTTACCTGGTCTTGATTTATAAAAATGTTATTTGATTTATCAGCCAGTTCTCTTAGAGCTTTGATATGTTGTAAAGCCTCTTGATTTAGTTTTCTATCTTCCTTTTCAATAGTCTTATTAAACTTATCATATATTTCTTTTGCCTCTACCTCGTCAAGAGGTTTCTCACTTGCTAAACGTTCGTGCTGATTATCATAGAGTTCTAAAGCGTTCTCCAGTTTTTGCAACTCTACTTTTCCATCATTAAATTTTTCTACATCTACCTCGGATTCAGCAACGTTGATAAGTTCCTTAACTTCCTCAATTCGTTTTTTTGTTGCATATATATTTTGTTTGCATTCTGCAATCTTAGCTTCTTTTTTATCCTTTAGCCCTTGAGTGTATTTTAAAATTTCTTGTAGTGTTTTCATGTTATTTCCCCAATCTTATTGAAATGTTTTATTTGTAGCTCTAGCCATTTTATCCATTGGTAGTTTATTTATCGTGGATTGTAGTAAGTCATTCTTTATATTCTTTTGTACAATCAATTTATCATATTCTAGTTTATTACTTTTATAGTCAACTTTATCCCCTAGACTTTCAGCAATATCCATACCAGTTTTAGCTAAGTTAATCTGAATATCAAGTTTGTGGATTTCTTTTTTTAAATCTTTTACAAACTTTTTAGTATTTGCTGGTTTCATTTTTTCCTCCTTATATTATTTGGTCTCCTGTAATTCCAATTGTTCTTTTATTTCCTTTCCAAGTGGAAACCTTGAGACAATTCCTTTAATAATTTCTTTTGTCAGTCTCTTTTTATCAGTTAGTATTTGATACCGTTGGTGGATACCTAATCCGCATTTTATCCCCTCTTTTTCTATGGTCTTTATGTATTTATCAATTAGAGCAAGCTCTTTATCTATTTTGCTTATTTCTTTGTTAAGTTCTTTTAAAAAAAATATGTGTCCTTACAATCAACCATATGAAGCTCTCCTTTCAAACCCTCTTTTGTCAATAATCTTTTTCATAGCCTTTTGAATTAGTCATATCTTACATTGTATCTAGTTTTGCTTCACCCCCTAAAATCAGATATACCAATACTTTGAACTACTCCTTTAAAATTAACTAGAAACTTCCTCGTTATGGATAGTTGAAATAAATCACGTTCTAAAGATATCCCAAAAGACGGGCAAAGTTACCCAAGATTATCTCTCTACGTTTTAGGATAGAAGACTTTTTCCTGTATAGATATCCAGTCTTTCCAAGTTGCATAGTGTGATAAATCTCTTCCCAGTCTCTTTTTTGGTGCCCCCACCGTAATTCAAATATTTCACGGTCATCTGGCTCTAGTTTTTTTAATAACTCATCGATACATTTTTGAAACCCTTCTAACTTTTGAATAACGATATCGCTAGAAAACTCAAGTGCCATGTTTTCTGCGTAGTTGAAATGAGATCCGCTTTTTATTTTCGATGTATCAAACTGTTTCATATTCATCTGTTTGGCTTCGTATCCCTGCAGTAGATATGTTTTTCTCTTTTGAATGAGTCTGTTGATGTTTAAGTATTTTTCTTCTAGCTCGTATTCTAAGTAATTTCTAGTCGCCTCAGCATGATTTTTTGGTTTCATACTCTAATTTTCCTCTGCCAACAATCCACTAACTGCTACATCTCGTATAAATTGGCCTTCCTGCTCTGCCGTCATATTCGGATTATCCTTCTTGATTTCCAGCAGTAGTTCTGCCAACTTGTCGCTGTCTGTTTGAAGTGTTAATTTCTTGACCGTATTTTGGAAGTGTAGTTCTAGACTGTCAATCATTGCCTCCATGCGGTCTGTTGTCTGAAACATGTTGTTAACGTGATAAGCAATTTTGGCAATGGTCGCAAAGCATTTGGATCTGGTATCTGGATGTTTATAGAGTTCGTACACGTTCAAAGTGGTATCTTCGGAAAAAATCCGATTTCCAATGGTCAAAAAATTTATATAATCGGCTTCATTGAGTTCTTTGAAGTCCATAGTCATGAAGTCGGCTCGTTGCTGGTTTAATTCCTCCAGCTCTTTTTCTGCCTGGGCAAAATATTCTTGTTCGGTCATGGTGTTTGTTCTCCTTGTTTTAGTTTGTTGATTGAGTAGCGTTTGTCTGAAATACTGAAGGCCTTGAATGAGTTCCCTTCTAGTCCTTTGAAAATTCGGCTTGCATTTCGTGCGTTGTAAACGGTCTTGATTTCCTGGCTATTCAGATTTGTGTTGATAATCGTTGTTTCTCGGTTGTTGAGAATGTCAAATAGAAAATCTTGCTCCCAGTCGCTTTTAGGGGCAATACTCGCATTCTTTGCTCCCAAATCGTCCAAGATGAGAAAATCAACCTTTGTCAATTGTTCAACGGCATCAAATTCTGTCAGGTTTGCCCCTTTGCCATAATTCCAACCGTTTTTGATTTGCTTGATGATCTCGGTTAGACTGACGAATAAAACACTCTTAGGCTTGCCAATCTCCTTGAAATGTTCATTGATTGCCTTGGCCATGGAGAAGGATAGATGGCTTTTTCCGATACCAGTCTGGCCAGTGATCAGCGTGTTGCCCATCATACCTTGTTTGTACTTCTCAACTTGATTTTTAGCAAACTCAAGCATTTGTTTTTCTTCTACAGTATCAGCCTTGAAGTTCTCAAAACTAGCTTCTTTCAGCTCAGTAGGTACAAGGCTATCACGCATCAGAACATCATACGTTTTCATATAGATTTGTTTGTTTCTTGCTTCCTGAAGTTTTTCTTCTGTACGCAGGGTATTTTCTTCTTGTTTACAGATTGGGCAGAATATGCTTGTTTTCAGTTCTTTGGTTTCTCTGTCTGGAAATTGGATTTGCCAGAGCTGTTTTCCATGTTTGGAGCAACATTCTTCAAGTATTTTTCTTTGGTCTAATAGATCCATTGGATTACCTCCTAGAATGGTAGTGGTGGGTGATTATCATTGTTGCTTGATTGACCCTGTTTTGGAGTTTCGTTCAAATAGCTGTCAAAGTTGCTAGGAGAAAATAAGGTTTTGGGACGTAAATATTTTGCCATTTGACTGTCATTTCCCCATTGTGTCACTTTAGTGTCAATAACTTTCTTAAAGTCCTCAAGAATATAGCCGTCTTTGTATCTAGCTTGAATGAATTTGGTGTGAGTAGCTATAAATTTATAAGTGTGTCCAGTTTCTTGATTGAGGTACTGGATAGGGATGTAAAGGTGATAATTCTTTGGACTGACTTTTTTCAGTTCATCGATAGATGATTGATTAAGCCAATTTGGAAAAACATACGCTGAACTCTGTTCAGCAGAATTGTTCAATTCGGAATGTATCTCTTTATTTATATCTAAATCTATATCTAACTTTATATCTTTCTCTATCTCTATCTCTGGTGCACATTTGTTCAACATTTGTATTTGTCGTCTAGATTCTCGCATTCTATCAGCGTTTGTGCTTGATTGACCCACAAAATTCTGGATATTGGTCATATAGATTGCACCATTATCCAAAATCTCAATTAAGCGTAGTTGCTGGAAAATTTGAATTGCCTTCTCGATAACTCCTACATGATGCCGTGTGATTGTCGCAAGCATTTGAGCATTATAGGGAATTAAGTCGTTAAACATTAGTAGCCCGTTGTTTTTCAAACTGCGTAGATACAATTTCAAAAGGATATTGCTATAAATATAGCCGTCGGGCATACTTTCCAGAATGATTGCCTCATCACTTTCAAAGAAATTGTCTTTCAGCTTTAAGTAATAATACTTTTTGTTATCTGCCATTCTCCACCCCCAAAAATATCAGAATGTCACTTACTCGATAAAATACTTTTCTGGTTTCTTCTAGTGGTGGTTGGTATCGTTTTAACCCGTTGTCTTCCCAACGTTTCAAGGTCTTTGGGTTTATTTCTAACTCTTCTAAGACTTGCTGGGCAGTGATTAGACCTAAAGCTTTAGGTTGGATTTTTTCACGTCCTTCCAGGTAGTTGTTGATGAGGTCTAGTAATCCATGAGTTAGATCCTGCTCGCTCTCTTTGCTTAAACTAAACATTTCGATATTTCCTCCAATCGTTCAGGTCTGCATTCAACAAAGCATTGATGCGTTTGTATTCTTCGTTCTGTTGCCGTTGAAGTGGCAATACCCCAGCGAGTCGTTCGGTATCATTTTGCGGGATATAGTAGCCTCCGTGAGTGTCACGGTTGCCACAAATAGGAATGCCATAGTCAATTATCAATTTACGGATGTTCTCCCGTACTGTCCGAACGTCTGAATGCGTGTGAAGAGCCAGGTCCGTAGCGGATATTGGTAGAGTCATTCCTAAAGGAATTAGCTTGAATACCTTGTATAAGTGATTGGGTAGAGTTGTTTCAGTCATCGTTTTTCTCCTTTCATGTATGTTACGAGTACATCTCCATTTGTTTCATAACCCACTCCTTACTGTCTTCTTCGTCCATAGCTAAAAATCTATCGACTTCTTCCTTTGGGATATTCCCTTCAAGATAGTTCATGATTAGTGAGTAAAGTTTGGGATTTTGTTTGATAAATTGGGCAAGTTTGTCTTCCATGGATAGCCTCCTAGTTATAGTATCTGCTTTGTGATTGAATATAAGCCCCGTAGTTCGCATTAGTCAGCCGTCTGGAGTTATTACCCTCTGGCGTATTTTTAGGCTTGCTATGGAGCTGATATGTTCCCAAACCAATGCCAAACCAAATAAAGAGGTTTATTGGAGTTAGTATGGCAAGTCAAATCAACGTTTGTTCAAAAGTCAGTGTTAATTCCTCAGTCATGTTTAAAATCCTTCTCTGTATTCATTAGCTAGTTCTTTATGATCTGCGATAATCTTTTGTAATGCGTGAATGGAAGTATTGACAATAGCAGATGTAATAGCCTGGCTATGCCCTGCATTTGCAAAATCCAACACTTCCAGTACATCAGTAAGTTGTCCACAAAGTCCTTCGTAATCGACTAAAATATCATTAGCTCTATCTTTCATTTTTTATCCTCGTTCTTTTGTTTTCTCTGCATTTTTAAGAGTTGCCCTCTACTTGCTAGCACATTCCACGTTTCTGTGGTATAATCATTTCAGATTTGTTTACTAAATCCCTTTTAATCGCTTGCCTGCTGATTAAATGTTTGTTTAGTAATATTTTGGAAAAGCCTGTCTGTCGTCAAACTTTGGGCTTTTCTTTTACTCAAATAACGTTTCTATTAGGTCCGCTAGTTTTTTAGCGGTCTTTTTTAGTGTTAAATAGATTAGTCCGCCTATGGTTTTCCTCCTTTCATTTTTAACGCGTATTATCTTCATTTTGAAGAAGTGAAGTAGTGGGATGGTATATTTACCCTAGAAAGATATTTCAAGATGCTAGAAGTAATAAGTTTATTTACTCTGTGACCTTAAAACGTGTCTTAGCTCGCTCACTTCTTTCCCTTCGTTGTTCTTCAGTCAATTTCAATTTTGGTTTTGCAAATGGATTGATATTTCCGTCGATCATCTTAACTCTGATGTAAATACGATTTCCTCGCTCATCGATTTCCTCTGAAAGAATGTCGTATAGTTCGATACGCTTTTCAATCTTGGTAATGTGCCTGCGGACACTGGTTTCAAATGTCCAGGTATCTGCTAGCTCATCGTAGTTGATGACTGTTTCTCGTTCTTCTGGCAGGTATGCCATGTCTATCCCCTCCTATCATTCAGATAGTTTTTGCTTTTTCATGATTAACTCTCGAATGTCAGCGTATTGCATATTCACGTTAATCAGAGCTATCGCTACATCTTCAAAAGCCTGGTAGTTTGTCAGTTCATCACTTGTCAAGCTATCTATGCCGTTGTGTCCGCCACGCTTGTTTTTCAACTGCTTGGCGTTCATTCCAGTTACTGCCTTTAGCAACAGATTATTTACAGAGGCATAGGCTTGTTTGGGTGCATTCTCCCAGTTCTTGATTGCTTCAAGTAAGTTTTTTCGCCTTGGCTTTTCTAAGGCTCGTTGGATCTTGAAGTTGGCCAGCTCGTCCCGCATTTCAAAGAATGCCTTGACTAGTTTTTCCTTGAAGTTTGCGACTTGCTCGATATTCTTTAAGAACGTGATCAGCAATGTTGCTTGTTGTTCGTTTAAGATGTAATCTTTTGCCTGTTGCCCACTCGGTAAAGGTCGCATTTGAAATGAGACCTTGCCGTAACGTTCAAGTCTATCTTTCTGTTTTCTGATATGTTCCTGTACTGCGTGATGGCTGATGTTGGCACATTCTGCTACAACGCTACTAAGTGTATACGGCTCTTTCCGTCCGTCCATATAAACTAGTTCCATAGTTTTCCTTTCTGTGTATTTTTCTGTACTTGCCACCTAGAGCAGTAACAAGGAGTAAGAAGGGTTTGAACAAATAAATAAGGAGAAAAGCAACAAACCTCTTGATACTGTCTTAGGTAGCAAGTAAAAGTTTTTGGCTAAAAATAATGACTTATTTAGAAACTGTCAAATTAAGTAACATCTAGATTAGTAGTCTTCTACTAGCCATTCCATAACTTTCTGGTAGATACTCTTTTTTACTTCACCACCATTGATAACTTTACGATAAGTAATCGGATTGATACCTATTTGCTTTGAAGCAATCTGGTTAGTCAGCATTAAATCAGCCTGTTTTCTACGGATTGCTTTTGCTTGGTTTGAGGTAATAAGCATTTTTCTTTCCCCTTTCCTTTTGTTATGTTTGTAAAGTTTTTCTTTACTTGGTGACATTTTATAAAAAATAACTTTACTTGTCAACTGAAAATATAAAAAAACTTTGCAAAAGAAAAATATCCAGTTATAATCATGTTGAGGTAATAACAATGAAAGATACTATTAAGAATAGGCTCAGAGACTTAAGACAAGAAAAAAAGCTAACTCAGGATGAATTAGCTTTTGAATTAAATAAGGATTTAAAAAAAGGTGAGAAGCTTGTTTCAAAAATGACAATTTCTAATTGGGAAAATAATAAACACGCTATCAAACCAGATAAAGCTCAAAAATTAGCAGAGTATTTTGGAGTGTCAGTTGGCTATTTGTTGGGGTATAGCGACTATTGGGAATATATTGACCATGAAATAACTAGTTTCCTAACAAAAGAAACAATGGTAAAGTTTTTAGATTTTTTAATTATGGCTGATTTGATGCTAAATGATGAACAAATTTCAAATATTTTAGAATTACTTAAATCAATAGATGTGGCAAATAGATCTGCCACTTTATATGAAACACAAGTATATGGAAGCGAGAAAGCACTTTCTAACTTTCTTTTGCGATATAATTACAAACCTGATAGTCTTTTAATGCAACACATCGATGCTATTTATTCTCAGGAAAAAATAGAAAATCAATTCACGCTAATTGAAAAACTAAATAACAGAGATAACTAA